GGTCGCGGAGATCACCGCCTATCTGGCCAAGATTGGCCTCGCCATGCCGTCGCTCTACATGTCGACGTCCATATTCGAAACCTCGCGCCGCGTCATCAACCGCTTCGCCTATACCGGCCTACTCCTCGACGACCACTTCAAGGGCGCTCGCCACGGCGACGACTTCGAAACCGAGGTCAAGATACTGGCCGAACCCATGATGGCGCAGATGGTTCGCAACGTCGATACGGCGTGGGCGGACTATAAGCAGGCGGTCAAGGCGGGGGAAGCCCCCGAGCTAACGCGCGGGCAGTTCTACGACGCGATCGGCACGGCCATGACCGAGGGCGACATCGGCCCGCACAAGATCATTACGGACGCCGCCAAGGCTCAACGTCTGATCGACAAGCACTTCGCGGACCTGGCTGCCGAGTGGGCGGTCGGTGTGTTCAAGAACTCCGAAGCCGTGGCCAAGAAGATGGCGGGCAAGAGCCATCTTCAGCGCGTCTACCACCACGAGCGCATCAAAGCCAACCCTGTGGGGTGGAGGGAGTTGGTCAAGGACTACTTCCGTCGTCAGTCGGACAAGCCGATCGCGGAAGATTTCCTGGATGAAATGGCCGACAGCGTCACCAGCAAAATCCTGGGCCAGCCTGACGGTCGCCTGCCCGGTAAGATAACCGTGCCGGAGGGTCGCGGGTCCGCCAAGGAGCGCACCTTCGATATTCCCGACAACTGGCGCACGGCGGACGGGCGCTACGGCATGAGCGACTTCGTCGACCGCAACGTGGTCAACGTCATGGCGCGCTACATCCGCACCATGGCCGCCGACGTCGCCTACCAGAAGATCATGGGCGGGGACGAAGGCATCGCAGTCATCCTGGAGCAGTTGAAGCGTGAGCGGGATGACATGTTGACCGCGCTTGCGGAGAAATTCGACGCCAAGATGAGCGAAGGCCAGGCTCCCAAGCCCCGCGAGATCGCCGCGCTGAAAAAGAAGAACCTCCAGATCGAGGCCATGTACGAGCGTGATCGCAGCACGATCGAGGCGCTGGTGCATCGCATCCGCGGCACCGAGCCTGGCGGCACGATGGACCCGCGCTACGCGGGCGCTCGCACCGCGGCCAAGGTCATCAAGAACTCCAACATTCCCCTGCTCATGGGTTCGTCCCTGATCTCCCAGCTTCCAGACCTGGGGCGTTTGGTTATGTCCGAGGGCATCATGCGGACGTTCGGCGGGCTGGCTGGGCACTTCACAGACGGCTTCAAGTCCCTGAAAATGGCCAAGGCTGAAGGGCAGCGCGCAGGTACGATCAACGACATGCTCATGGGCGGGCGCGCGGGAACCCTGGCGGATATCGGGGACCAATACACCAACCAGTCGAAGGCCGAAATGATCTCGGGCCTGGTCGCCCACAAGTCGCTGGTGTTGTTCGGCGTGTCGCCGTGGAATACCTTTATCAAGAGCCATGCTTCCTACATGGGCGCGGATACCCTCCTGCGCCGGGTCGCGGCCATGGCGGATGGCAAGCCCCTCACCGAGGTACAGGCTGCACAGATGCGGGCATGGGGCATTGGAGACTACGAGGTAGAGCTGATCGCCAAGGAGCGTGAGTTGTGGGGCGAGAATACCCGCGGCGCGTTCTTCTCCAACGCCGACCAGTGGAAGAACGTGGAGGCGCGCAACGCTTTTGAGCGGGCCTTGCTGCGCTACATCGACGGCAACGTCCTGACGCCAGGTGCGACCGATCGCCCCCTATGGACGCAGGGTCCGGTGGGCTCCCTCATCACCCAGTTCCTGGGTTATGGTTTCGCCTCCCACACCCGCGTCCTGGTGGCCGGGCTCCAGCAGCGCGACGCCAACGCCCTGTCCTCCATGCTGGCCATGGTCGGGCTGGGGATGATGGGTGTGGCCCTGCGCGATATTGTAGCAGACGGCGAGGTCAAGGAGCGCGACACCCGCATGTGGGTCCGGGAGGGCATCGACCGCTCCGGTGTTCTTGCACACATGATGAACCTGGACAGCATCCTGGGCAAGGCCACTGGCATCAACGCGCAGCGCCTCCTCACCGGCCAGGAGGCAGAGCGCTTCCAGGGACGTAGCCTCGTGGGCCAACTCGGCGGCCCTACCGCGGCCACGATTGACAACACCGCCCGCGCCCTGCGGGGCCTGGCGGACGGTACTGTGACCGGGGCGGACGTCCACTCCGTCCGTAAGGTCATTATCTACAACAACTTCCTTGCGACACGGGGGCTATTTGACCGCGTGGAGGAGGGCATCGTCGACCAGTACGGCCTGTCACCTCGACAGAACCCCCGCTAATAGGATATACTCCGACCATGAAGGTACGTTATACTGTTCCCTCCGACGCCTCTCGGGTGGGGTATTCTACCAACGGGTCGACCACGGTATTCTCCGTACCGTTCGTGTTCTTCGACGACACGGACCTTCAGGTCATCCTGGTGAACAACACCACGGCGGTCGAGACTGTCTTGACCCTGACGACGAACTACACCGTGACGGGCGGGGCGGGGGCCACCGGCTCGCTCACCACCATCTCGACCTACGCTTCCGGCTCGACGCTCGTGATCCAGCGCGAGGTGCCATACACCCAAGAGATCGACTACCAGGCCAATGACGGCTTCCCCGCGGAGGTCAACGAGGAAGGGCTCGACCGCTCGACCATGCAGATACAGCAGGTCCGCCGTCGCGCCCGCCAGACGCCCAAGCTCCCGGCCACGTATGACCCGGAAAGCGGGGATATCACCTTCCCCATGCCGGTGTCGGGCAAGGTTCTCGTTGGCAATGACGACGAGGACGGCTGGATCAACGTAGACGTATTCGAAGGCGGCACCGACCTTCCGGTCCTGATCTCCACGGCGCAAGACCTCGACCTCCTGGAGTATAACGCCAGCGGGTCAGTGTGGCGCAACCGGACCTTGGCCCAGGTATTCGGAAACCTGCTTACCACCGCAGGCGATATCCTGCGGCGCGGCGCTTCCGCTGTAGAACGGGTGGCCATTGGCACGGCGGGGCAGGTCCTCACTGTCGTAAGCGGGCAGCCTGCGTGGGCGGATGGCCCGTGGAGTACCGGCGACCTCAAGTGGACGTGGAAAGCAACCGCCGACACCGGCTGGGTCCTGCTCGACGACGGCACGATCGGCAACGCATCCAGCGGCGGAACCACGCGGGCCAACGCCGATACGTCGGCCTTGTTCACTCTACTCTGGACGAATTTCGCGGACGCGCAAGCAGCGGTATCGACCGGGCGCGGCGCGTCTGCGGCGGCGGACTTTGCGGCCAACAAGACGATTGCGCTGCCCAAGGCGCTGGGTCGGGTTATCGGCGTGGCTGGGGCCGGAAGCGGGCTGACTTCAAGGACGGTGGGCGTGACGGTGGGGGCGGAAACCCATACGCACACGGGCACAACCGGAAATGAAAACGGAGGCACCTTCAGCGCCAGCTCTGCTGGCATCAACGTCAGCAATTCGCCGCACGGCCACGCTTTCACAACCGATGCAGGCTCGTCAATGCCTCCCAGCGCGTTCTGGCGGGTGATGGTAAAGCTCTAATGCAGGGCCACGAATTAGACCGAGCGCTGGGGAGAGTAGAGGGAAAAGTAGACGGGCTGGAACACAGCATACACGAGATAAAGAGTATGCTCCAGGAAAGCCACAAGGATATTACCAAGCGTGTGTCTTCCCTGGAGCATAGCAGGTCCAAGCTACTGGGCACCGCCTCCGCGATCGGCGCGGCCTTCGGGGTGTTCGGCGGCTGGCTGACCGCCAACCTCCTGCCCCGTGTCCCGCACTAGCTTCGCTTCTTCCCGCGCGACCAGGCGGTTCAGCATGTCACGCGCCTTGTGCAGGTCTTCCACGCCGTTCTTGAACGGGAAGCGCACGAGGTATTTCAGAACACTGGCCTGAAGGAAGTCCAGGCCATTGGCCTCGATGAAGTCGATCGGCTGGATCGCGAACCGGGCGTAGTGCGCCGGGGACGAGATCACGTTGTAGCTCCCAGCCCGTGAAGGCTGCTGCCACACAGGCTTCCTGCCCAGTGGCTCAATTGGGTCGCCCTCCTTGTGCTTCACCCCACACCACTTGTAGTGCCCGCCCTTCGCTCCACAATCGTTGCATCTACCCACGCCACTCTCCTCCGTAAATAGTCGCCATTGCTCTCTTGCCGTTCGGGTAAGCTACTCCGAACGTGTGGCTCCAGGCCCCCGGTCCCGAGTTGTACCCAAGATCGAGGAGGCTAGAAGTACCAACCATCCAAACGCCATCAACGATGCCAGCGCGGTGGCCATGCCCGATAAATGACTTGCGGCCCATTCGGGCGAAACCAAGCATAGAACCACGCCCGCCATTGACGCCAAGATGGCCGTGCATACCAAGCTCAATCCCACCATTAGCGTCCTTACAAATGACATAACTGTCGTCCTCCCGCAGGAAGTTCACGCCCTTGATGCCGCGCTTCATCATAGCATGTTCGAACACGGAAAACCTACGGTCCTTTTCCGCCTCCGCCCGGTAGACCGCGGACTGGAGATCGAGGAACGTGAGCGCGTTGCGCGGGTCGCTACGGTAGTCCGCGCTGTCCAGCCAACGCAGCAGCGCGCCGTCGTGGTTACTGGCCACAACAATGCTCTCGCACCAGGAGCGGCTACGCTTGGCCAGTGCTACAGCCACCTCGTCCAGTTCCGCACCGACGCAGTCATCCTCCGGGTCGCCAACGTAGCGCCGGAAGCGCATCCTGCCGTTGCCGATTTCGTGGTGGTTCCGGGAATGGAAGTCGAGCAGGTCATGGAATACCTGCCGCTTGGGGCGCAGGGTATCCAGGATACCACCCTTGGCCCACGCCAACTTGGCCACGACCGGGTCGGCCTTGCGGACGTGGGCGTCGCCCCACACGATCGCCTCGACCCGGTGGCCTGTCGTCACCTTGCCGTCCTTCACCCGCAGGTCCAGATCGTACATGGTGCCGTTCTCGGTGGCCGTGACCTGGCGGCAGAACCACCCGTGGTCGGACACCTCGACGAGGAGCGCGCCGTAGGCGTGGTGGAACTGCGCCACCTGGCCCGCCTTCTTCTGGATATAGTTCTTCCGAGTGACGCAGCCCGTCGTGTAGATCAGCTTGGTGCTTTCGTGCTTGCCCGACGCCACACTCTCCAGCGCCACCTTGGGGTGCGGGATGATGCACGAGTTGCGCCCGGTGTAGCTTTCGAAGCCGCTGATCGGGCGGCGCGCGGTGGGCAGGATTTGCAACTCGCCGCACCACTCCAGACCCTTGGCCACGACCATGCGCTCGTCGAGGACATATGGCATGGCATCCCGCGCCCACGATCGCTCCTCGCGGGCAGACTTCATACGTGGCTTGCCGCTCTCGTTGTGCGCCGCCATGTCGTAGACGAAGCGCGACAGAACGATCTGTGCGTTGTAGTGCTTGGCCAAGGCCAGCAGGTTGTTCCACGTCGGGCGGTGCAGAGGAGTATCATTCTGCATGCACGAGAACAGGTATCGCTTAACGGCCAAAGAAGTCACCCCATATTCCCTTGATGGTCGAGAGGGCGATCAGCCACATGAACCAGACGAGTACCCCCGTCAGGATGATCGACGCGGCGATGACCGGCCAGAACAGGAGGGCCAGCCCTATGATGATCCAGCTATCCACGGAAACCTCCGACGTTCTTGTAGACGATCTTGTAGCCCGAGGCCACCCTGCGCTCGACGAACCGCTCGTTGGATATACGGAAGTTAGTTCGCTCGGCGGCCCTGCGGCGACGCTCCATGTCGCGAAACACGCCCTCCGCTTCACCCGGATACAGTTCCTTGCTAACCCCATCCAGCTTCGCCATTAAAACCCCCTCACCATCTTCAGGAAATCACTGGCATCCATGATGACGACCCAATCTTTCTTGCTCTTGCGGTGAAGCACCATTGGGGTGTTGCCCCCGCAGTCCGCCCGCGCCTGGGCCATGGCCGCCTCAAGGTTCAGCTTCTCCGTGCGCTTGACCTCGATATGAAAGCCCGGCAAGCCGGTGACGTCGGCGCTGTCCTTGCCGCCCTGATACTGCACCCCCCTCTTGCCTTCGAAGCCATACTCGCGGAGGAGCGCGGCCACTTCGCGCTCACCCACCTTCCCCTTGTCGCGACTTAGTTTTCCCATTATTTCCTGTACCTCTTGCCGCACCAGCCTTCCGCCTTGACGGGCCAATGGGCGCACCAGGCTGGAAGATCGCCTACCATAAATTCTATCAGGCGCTCGACCGGGAGATCAACACCTAATTCCTCGTCGACCTCCGTCACGATCTCGTCGTACACAGTCATCAGCACGGGCATTTCAGGGTCGCACCGACGCTGGCCATGCACAAGGATATCGCGGCACGTCGCCTGCGTCACGCCCTGCGCCAGCTTCCCGCCCCACGTATCGATGCGCTGCCAGTGGCCAGACTTCTGGCTCATGTAAGTCAGCACCACTTCGGACCTATCCGTGTGGGGGTTGATCTTCTCCTTGAGCAGAGGATCGTAGTAGACGATGTTGCGCGAGGAGGGCAGGGTGCATACGAGCCACCTCCCCCGCACCTGGTACTTCACCCCGAACGCCTCACACTGCTTGCCGGGGCGCAGCACGGCCTCGTGCGCTGCGTCCTGTAGGCCATACCACAGGCCCACACCGGCCTCACCGTCCTTCACTTCCTGATCCCACGGCGGGCGGGCGATGTTGGGATGCTTGCGCCGCCATGCGTTCTTGAAGCCGTTTACTTCATCGTCATCAAACCTGTCGCTGTCGTCAAAATTGCGCCAAGCCCCAACACCCCCGCCAAAACCAAAAGCAAGCTCCCCCACCTTACCCACGTCCTGACGCGCCTTCGGGTCGTTTGCCTTCGTGATCGTTCGACCAAGAGCAGCGCTAGCAAACACGCAGTATGGATCGTCTCCTCGTCTGAATACCTCAAGCTTGCTCTCCTCTCCTGCGATGGCCGCGATACCCACGCTTTCGATCGACGCCAGGTCGACGGAGCAGAGGTTCTGGCCCTCCCCCGCCATGAACATGGGACGCAGGGCGTCGGCCACGCACTGCATGGGGTCGCCGTACATCATACGCAGCCAGTCGGGATCGCGGGTGGCGATGGCCTCGATCAGGCTCTCCGGGTCGGCGTCTAGCTTAGGTCGCGGTAGGTTGAGCGGCTGGACGAGACGCCCCGCATTACGGCCCGTGAAAGCGCCATGATACTGCGAGAGGCCACGAACACGGCCATCCGCACATACAGCAGCAAGTAGTCCAGCCAGTTTCTTCGTACTGGCCTTCGCAAGCGACGCTCTGATCTCAAGTACACGCCGCTCGACGGAGCCTGCTTCCGCGCGAGGGATCGCCGCTGCGACGGTGTCTGCCGTGAGGTCATCCAATCCTCCATCCACTTTCCATTGAACGAAGTCCAGTATCTCGGCCACCTGGTTGGCCGTCTCTATCCTGCCGCCCGTGATTTCGACAAGCTCCGCGGTCAGTTCCTTCTCGACTTCCTTCACGATCGCGATGGCGTTGTGCACGCTCTCTACGTCGATCGTAATGCCGCGCGAGTTCATCTTCTCATTCAGCAGGAACACCCCCCGCTCGGGGGCGGGCAGCGCGCCCAACTCCCTGCGAATACGCTGCTCGACACGCACGTCCTGCTTGCAGTAGTCGTACAGTTCGGCCAGTAGTTCCGGGTCCTGGATGCGGGTGCGCGGGTCTTTCTTCTTGGGCTTCTGCGGCTTGCACAGGAGGTTGATTAGCTGCTTGCCGCGCTTGTCCTTGCGCACGTCCAGCCCGAGGGCCGCGGCGCATTGCTCCAGCCCAAGAGGCAGCGCCCTACTGGCCGCACGAGCCATCGTGCAGTCGTACTGGTGGGCCTCGATCTCGGGCCAGCCCATGCGCTTAACGCAGACGTTCTCCCATATAGCGCGCTCAAAGCCGACGTTGTGGGCGTCGACCACCGCACCCGCTCTGATAGCCTGAAGAAGTCCCGCGGGGTGTGTAGCGCCGGGACCGGGGTGCCACAGGATCGGCTCCTCGTCATTGAAGGCGTATGCCAAGCACAAGACTTCAGTGCTGAGATGCTCCGAATACTTGTAGGCCCCCGTCTTCTTGAGGTCGGCCTCGCTGTAGCTCTCAAAATCTATGGTGACGTGCATAATGGTCCTTATGATCCCATGTTCCATGTCGCATAGCGTCACGTATGTTTTCAGTACGGGTTCCATACTCCAGGTTAGTAAGACGCGGGTTCCTTCTATCCCCATCCTTATGGCGAACCTCTTGCCCCGTTGGGCAGAGCCCAATGAACGCGGCGGCCACCAACGAATGAACCGTCTTAGTGTTGTTCCGACCAATGGCTACAGTGGGATAGCCGCTACTGGCCACGCCAGGTTTTAGCATCTGGCCTTTATACCTACGCCCGCGGACAACGCGGGGGACGCTACGAACTCGGCCTAGACTACTAACTTGGTAGCCAGCGTGCCCGACTACCTGCCTCCATTCTTCGATCGTTATATGCAATGGCCGTCCTCAATTTAAAAAAGTGCCCGGACTTTCACCGGGCTCACGGTAGCCTGCCGTGTCAGTGCGGTGTTTACGACCCGCCGTCTGTTCGCACGGCTAGAAGTCTTCGTCACCCGACGTCGGGTCCTGGGCAGAGGAGCCACCCAGCACACCCTTGAACACGTCGTCGCGGCTCTTGCGGCCGAGGCGCTCGCCCTCGCCAACCTTCACGATGAAGTTGACGTAGGCCGTCAGGTAGCGGTTCGTGTTCTCGCCGCTCTCGATCTGGCTACCGACCAGGTTGAGTTCGGCATTCACCAGGCATCCCGAGTAGAACTCCCGGTCCGCCGTCTCCGCGGGCACCTCGACCGCCTTGCCGCCGACCGCCTTCGACAGGTCGGGGGCGAACTTGGACTTGGCCTCCAGCACCCACATGCCCTTCATGTACGCCATGCGATCGGCGGACTTGTCGGGGTTCTTCTTCATCGCCTTCTCGATCACCTTCTCACCGAGGGTGAACTTCTTGCTCCAGTCCTTGAACTCGACGCTGGAGTTGGTTTCCTTCGCCGCCTTGACATAGGCCGCCTTGACCGCCTCGACTGTATCCGTGTCCGACTGCGGGATCAGGAAGGTAGCGTTGTAGCTGCCGTTCTTATCGTCCACGACGGACTTGCGGGTACGAGCATCGAACTTGGTCTTGGTGAGGATCGGATGGTACAGCACCAGCTTGGCGGGACCGATCACGACGAGGGAGGGAGTAATCTTAGCCATTTACAATTCGCCTTTCAAAGTAGTTAACGTTCAACCCAACTATTATGCCACGCTACACTTACAATGGTCAAGTACCGTGCTTGCGGACTTCTTGCTGCAGCATTTCGGCCAGGGCGGCACGCAGGTTTCGCGCCGCGTCTTGTGAACAGGGGTATGGGTCCCTTGACAGAAGATACGCGGCTTCATCCACAGCGTGAATTAGCTTTTGCATGTCCATCACAACTTCCCTTCAAAAACAGCGTCACGGTTGCGCACCGCTTGGCCCGCCCTGGCGTCGGTATCCGGGGCTACGGTCATGCCGGTGTCGGGCTTGTAAGCGTACTTCTTCACGAAGTCCTTGCCGCCCTCCAGTTTCTCGATGGCCGGGGGTGTCTTCAGCTTCTTCTCGTACGCCGCTTCACCGAACGTGTCGGCCACCGGGGCGTCGTCCTTGAACACACGATCAGCTTTCTTCGCCACCATCTTCCAACCGCTGATCTGCTTGCCCGCACGCAGGCGGGTGAAAATCTCCTCGTCGAAGACCTTGGCCAAGCCCTTCACGATGTTCGTCTCGGTGGCCGCGAGGCCCAGTTCCCAGTCTTCCATGGCCTTGATGATCTCCGGTGTGTAGGTCAGGACACGCGCCCGCATTTCCTTGATGGCAGGGCAGGTCAGTCGCTTGGGGCAGAAGGAGGAGTTGCACCAAGGACCAGGCTGTAGAAATGGAGACGGCTGTTCTGTCCTTCTTGCGGCGGCAAGCCAATCGTCACGCAGCCATGCCTTGAGTGCGCCCACGCTTGTCCACCACGATCTAACAGGCTCCACCCCGTATACTCGCGGCTGACAGATGTTGATCTCGACGGGGAAGTTGTCATCCCCCCACGCATCTGTTCCATACAATGCTCCCACGGCGTACTGCATCAACTGGGTGTTCTTCTCCGCCGATACCATAATACCGGCACCGTGCTTGTAGTCCCACACCTGGGCCTGTGTCTTGCCGATCAGAGTGCAGTCCGTGGTCCCAAAGAAGTCGGGATGCACTTCGGCCAGGTGGAAGCGCTCCTCCACCAGCACGCGCGAACCCATCTTCTTGCCGCGCAGGCCCAACTCGTCGATCTCCTTGCGCACCGCGTCGAGATAGACCTGTACCGCGACAGCGTCTTCCTCCTTGAACACCGCCTCCGTAGCGAAGTCCGCTTCCCCAATGTAGACCTTGGCATCCTCCCCCGACTTCAGGCAGCGTGCCGCAATGTCGTGCGCCAGCGTGCCATCGTCGGCGTAGGAACTGGACTTCTTGGCCGTGTCGCCCATGGCCTCGATCAACTTCACGCTGCCAGGGCAATGGAACCAGCGGTGCGTGCTGGACGCGCCGAGTTTGGAGTGGGCGGGAAGCTCTACTTGCATAGCTTCTTCCACACCGCGTTGTTCTCCTGGACCTGGCGCACCGTCTCGGGCGTGTCACGTGACGCCGAGTAACTGACCGGAATGTAACTGGTGCAGAAGGTATCGATCGGGACGGGGGTGCAGCTAGCGAGGACCCCAGCGATCACGGTTAAATTCGTCATCTTCAGCATTGGTAGGCTTCCCTCTCTCCTGTGCGCGGGCCTCTGCGGCGCGGCGCACGTTGGTCAACACGGCTTCAACCTGCTTGATCTTCTCCTCGTTACGCCCAGCGTCGAACACCCTCCATATTAGTATGCCGACGAACACCAGCGCAATACCCGCGCCGATCGCCCACAACTTTATCTTCGGCCACAGGGTCAGGAACCAGGTCACGAGCGCACCTCTCCAGGAACGAAACAGAAGATATGGCCGTGCATTTCACACAGGTGGCTGCGCCCGTCCGGGGACTGGATGGGGCGGATGGCCTGTGGCGGGATACGGTATTCTTTCCCTCGTTCGTAGGCGATCCAGTTGCCGTCCATGTCCTGTGTTGCACGCACCGGGCGGCAGTCACCCGTCACATGGCCGTTCGGGTGTTCAACCCGCTCGGAGCAGCACGAGCCTCCGTCCCATGCTTTCCAGTCCTTGTACTGATCGTGCGCATGGGCCGGGGCGACCATGAAAACAGACGCCCACAGGATGACCGCGGCGGCGAGGACCCACCACTTCATTCTTCCAGCCTCATGCGCTTGGCCAGTTCGTTGCCCAGCGCCGCATGGAACTCCTCCCATTTGGCGTAGGGCATCTTCAGTTCCAGGCCATCCATGCCCGGAACCACGAAAGAGAAGTCAGCCCGGCTTGCGTCGGGGATCACCTCGCGCTTGCTAGGCAATGCCGTTCTCGTGCATCATCTTGCGGTCCTTTCGCAGACGCCAGAAGTAGATGGCCGTGGCTGCGCCAGCGATCAGGATAACCCCGGCCACGATCGCGGCGATCCTCCAATCGCTAATCGCGGAGAAGGCCGTCACCGCCGCCGTACCCGTGGCCGCGACGTTGGCCACCTGGCCCTGCGTGTTGATCTTCAGGGTTTCCGACTGCTTCATGTCCTCACGGATGATGTTGCCGTCGTCCTGCCGAGTGTAGCCTTCCGGCACGCCCAGAGCCATGTTGACGCCCGCCTGCGCCTCCAGGAGCGTGATCGTGGACTTGCCCGCCTCGACCACGTTCATGGCCCGGACGATCGAGACGATCTTGCCCTTGAAGTACGGCGAGCTATTGGACGACACCAGCGCGGTGACGTCGAAGTCGGCGGGCAGGCCGGTCTGGCGGCACACAGACTGGAGGTAAGCCGCGGTGTGGTTCATGTCCACCCCGCCGACCGCCGAACCGGCCTGCCCAATGATCTCGCCGCCGGGAGGAGGGGGTGCCCAACGGTAGATCACATCCTTCAGGGTCTTGACCCCTGAGAACTTGACGTAGGAACGCATGTTGATGACCGCGGCGCGGACGCCGTGTTCGTTGTCCTTGAACACGCAGAACTTGCCCGTGACCGGGTTCGTGCTGATCCCGGTCTGGCCCTGCCACTTCTCCCCGCCCGGCAAAGGGCGGAGATTGAGCGGGTTCTTGTTCGTCTCGGCCAGGGTCGGCATTGCTATTCCTTCGGCTTGTTGGCTTCGACGAGGGCGGCGAGGTCGGCCAGGAAGTCCTTGCGCTCCTCGGGCTTGATCTTGGCAACCAGGGTGGTGCCGTACTTGGTCCCGAACAACTTCTTGACCTTGGAGGCGTCCATACCGGGCTTCTTGGAGGCCGCGGCGCAGGCTTCCTGAAGCTGCTTGTCGCTGATGGCCTCGATCGGCTTGTCCTTCGGATCACCGAAGTCGTCGTCCTCGACCGGGGCTTCCGGAGCCTCGACCTTCTCCTCCTGCGGCACCGGCTGCGGGGCGGCCTTCTCGACCGTCTTCTCCGCAACCTGCTCCACCGGGGGGTCCTTGCGCGGGCGGCCCGGACCACGCTTCTGCGGGTCGGAGGCCACGGCAGTCAGCGCACCGGCTTCCTTGCCCAGCGCGATCATGACCTGCCTGCGCACCATGCTCATGGTGCCCTCGATCGTGGCCTGGGCGTCAGCGCCGTCCTCGACCTTGCATTGCGCCGAAATCTCGGCCTTCTCGCTCTCGTAGGGCGCGGTCTGCACCGTCTTGGAAAACAAAGCGGAGATTACAAATGGCACGTCGGTCATGTTGATCCTTGCTGCAAGAAATTCGGGAGCCCGTATATTATCGGGCATTTACGGGTAGGCTGTCAACTACGGCTGGAACTCGCAACGGGCGTCGACCTTAACCACCTGGTTAAGTTTCTCCAGCGCCCGATAGCGCTCTGCGGCCAAGGTGCAGTTGGCTTCCTTAGTGAAGCCGCGTTCCATGAATACGTCCGTGCGGTACGGGTTCAGCATCGCCCCGTTACCCGTGAGGACAGCTACGACTAGAAACCACATTAGACTGGCGCTCCATCCAAAACCTTCTGCACTGTGCGCCCCTTGGAAATGCTACGCCCCAGGATGCGCTCCGAGATCGAGCCCGGTGCGACCATAAGCTGCGCCAGGACCGAACCTTTCTGCCCCATGCGATGCAGTCGATCGACTGCCTGCTCATTGTCGCCGTGCACCCATGACGCCTCGGCCAGTACGCAGTGAGTCGCAACGTCCTGCAAACCGTCCGTGCCTGTGGCGATCGACTGCATCTGGCCGAGAAACACCTTCAGCCGAGGGTCAAACTTAAACTTCTCGACCGCTTGGTTCTTCCCTCTTGCGGAGGTCCCACCATCCACTCTAAGACAACCATGTCGCGCCATACCTTTTTGGAGGACTTCCAGGACAGAGTGGTGATGCGCGAATACGACGAGCTTTTCGACCCCGCCGTCGAGAAGCGTAAGCAGGTGTTCAAGAACGGCAGACGCCATTGCTTCTCCCATCTGGCGACGCACTGTAGAGATTGCTCCGTCAATTTTGCCTCCTGATCGGCGCAGCATTTCTTCTTCGTCGAAGTCCAGCATCTTCTCGGCGTGCAGGGCCATCGCAATCTTACCCGTCAACTCCACCGGGACGATTTCGTACCGTTTGGCCGGAAGGTCCTTCAGCACGTCCTCCTTCAGCCTGCGCACCATGAAGTTACAGCGCAGGCGGGCGTTCAACTCGGGCAGGCGTGCGGTGTACTCCCACGTCGCCCCACTGTCCATGTCCCGGCCACCGGGATTGAAGCGGTCCTTGAACGAGTTGAAGTTCATCCAGTCTACTGACGAGGGGTCCAGTGCATTTGCCAGCGTATAGCATTCGCGGGGTCGGTTGGGCAGAGGAGTTCCAGTGAGGGCAACGATCTGCTCGGCTCGTTCAGAAATGCCGCCAGTTCCAGCATAGCGGCATTTACTCTGCTTGCTAGCACCAAAAAGCGCGCGTGTTCTCGCGGCGTCAGGGGTCTTGAGATAATGTCCTTCATCGATCACCAACAGGTCCCAGTTGTAGGAGCGTAGCGTGTCCCATAGTCCGTCACGGGCTACTTCGAAGCTCGTGATGACGTAGTTCGCGGTCGGGTGTACCCCATCTGAAGACTTGAACACCGGATAGACGACGACGCGCGGCAGCGTAGACCAAATTTTAATCTGGCGTGCCCACTGGGGGCGGACGTTTGCTGGACAAACCACAAGGACCCTTTTGCATCCTCGCAGATTAGCCAGGGCGATGGCTTGGATCGTCTTACCAAGACCCGGTGCGTCCCCAATAAGGCAGTTAGCTCGGTCTTTTGCATAATGCACGCCTGCAATCTGAAATGGCATAAGTTCGCAGAACTCTGGCACCGGGACGCTGAAGCCCGGTGGGGCCTCGTTCAGGTTGGAACGCTCCCACTCGGTACGAAGCGGCTGCAGCGCCGCCTTGGCCTTCTCGTCCGCGTGGTTCCACAGATGCAGAACCGCGTGAGGCTCGGGTGTAAAGTAGACGTTGTGCCCGCGCGAGCGCGAAGCCGTGGTCGAGAGGGTTAGACCAGCATCCTTGGCCAGTGTCTCGACTTCAGCTTCGCGCCCGCCCCACAGGTAGACGTCGTCGTTGAGCGTGAGTTTCAATTGGTCTTTTCTTTTTCGTCGGCGTCTTCGGAAATTGCGATCGCGAAATGCTGAACGTAGCCGCAGTTCTCGGCAAACGCCTTGACGTCGCGCAGCTTGTCCAGGGCGTCATCGAAGCTCGCGTCAGGCACCGTGCGGCGCGTGACGACCAGTTCAAGGCGAAATGCTGAAGCCATTGTAGTCCTTTCTAGCGAAACAGGAAATCGAGGATGGCCAGCGTCTCGGCGCGATGCGGATGCCCCGGGTCGCCCCAGTGTGTGCGGGCCTCCTGCTCATTGAACACACGACAGCCCGCCCACACCGTAGGAACACCATCCAAGGTGCCTACAGTAAACACATGTCCGTCCGAACGTACCGCATGGCGTCTGGCCCCCTCGCCAATAATGGCCCCGTCGCCAATAATGGCCTCGTCGCCAATAATGGCCCCCTCGCCAATCCTGGCCCACTCGCCAATCCTGGCCCACTCGCCAATCCTGGCCCACTCGCCAATCCTGGCCCACTCGCCAATCCTGGCCTCCTCGCCAATCCTGGCCCCCTCGCCAATCCTGGCCCCCTCGCCAATAATGGCCCACTCGCCAATAATGGCCCACTCGCCAATCCTGGCCTCGTCGCCAATCGTGGCGCGCTCGCCAACATAGATCGTGACGACAGAGCCGTCCGGGTTCGTGTGCTTACGTTGTTCCATGATCCCTCCTTCAAATTCGACGGAAATATTGTACCGTGATATAGACCACTGGCGCAACAGGCAACTTTTCGGGTATCATGGATACGCTAGACCGACGCCGGGTGTTGACCGTCAAGCAGGCTGCGAAGGTGGCCAAGGTGTACCCCAACACCGTAAACCGTTGGATACAAAGCGGTTTTCTGAAAGTAGTGCCGAAGTTCGGAAGGGAGAAGGGCGATCGTGTTCTGCTCGGAGAAGTTCTGGACTGTGCTGCGGCCAAACGACGTGGAGCTTCGACGAGCCGCGGCGGAACACGTACGATGCCTCGCGACCGGCTTTGGTATAAACGCCAGATTGCTGCAACCCGTTTCCGTCGTTCTATCGAAACCGCAGAAGAACGAGAGCGTCGCCTTGCCTGGCAGCGCGAATACAACCGCAGACGAACCAAAGGAAACCAATAAGTAATGCTCGATCGTGCATTGGCCTGGGCCGCGGCAGGGTGGCCCGTGTTCCCCTGTAGTTCAACCGGCCACCCGGCCATCAAGGAGTGGCAGAAGAAGGCTACCACGGACGAGGCCATCATTCGTGCGTGGGATTGGACGGACGCTCGCGTAGCTGCGGTGCCGGGTCTGGCGGGCTGCTTCGTGATCGACGTGGACGTGAAAAACGGCAAGGACGGCGAAACTTCACTGGCAAAACTGGAGGCAGAACATGACTTCGAAGCGTGGGAATACCCGCAGCAATCTACCCCCACGGGAGGGCGTCATATCTTTCTATTCGGGCAAGCCCCCTCATCCGTTCAGCGTTTGCTCGGTGAAGGTCTTGATACCAGAGGAGGGACTGGAGAGGGTGGGCTTGGCTTCGTCTACGCTTACGGGGATGAACCGCCCTGCGCTACAACTGATTGTCTGGTCGCGCCCCCCGGCCTCCTCCAAGCCCTTGCCCAAGGCAAAAGGGAAGTCAGTGAAGACCGAGAAACGCCGCGCGTCGAGCTGGACCAGCCCGCCAACGTCGAGAGGGCGCTGTCCTTCGTGCGCAACCTGCCGTCCCCGGACGAGGGGCAGCGCAACATAAACGTTTTCAAGACGGCCTGCACTTTGAAAGACTTGGGGCTTTCCCTTTCAAAGATATTTGAGGTGCTGGAGGATCACCCCAGTGTGACGGGAAACCCGCCCCTGTGTGAGGAAAACGAGGAGGAGTTCAATGCTACCGTTCGGTCGGCGTACAAGAACGGCCAAAGGCAACCCGGCATCGACGCAATCGACGAAGGCACCCGCAACCGCGCCGCTGAAGGTTTCGACCTTGGAGAAGCGCGGGAGCAAGCGCCGCATGGCCGAGGTAAACGAAAGCTTACCTACTGGTCGGAAAGGCGCAGCCGCCCGAAGCCCCCGTGGCTGGTGAGGGGGGTATTCGCGAAGAACAGCCTGGCGGGCGTGTACGGCCCCGGTGGGGCATACAAGTCGTTCGTGGCGCTGGACCTCGCCTGCACACTGGCCAGCGGCAAGAAGACGTGGTTGGAGCGCGACGTGCGGGCGGAAGGCCCGGTGGTGTATATCAGCGGAGAAGGTACGATCGACCCGCGCGTGAGGGCCTGGGAGAAGCACCACAATACAATGGTGTCCGATAACCTGGCGGTATGGGACGGTATCGACCTGGCCGACGCCGCCCAGCTTGAGAGCCTGCTGGGGGGTGTAGCCGCCGCAAAGGAGGAGAAATGGGGCGGCAAAGGCCCGGTGCTGGTCATCGTTGACACCTTGGCGCGGGCGACCCCCGGCCAGGAGGAGAACGCAACGAAGGACATGGGCGAAATCGCAGATACATGTAACTCGCTGCGCCTGCATTTTCAGTGCTGTGTCATGCTGGTGCACCACACCCCGAAGGGCAGCCGGGATTGGAGGGGCGCGATCGCCATGTGGAACGCCCTCGACACTGGCCTTCTGGTCGAGAAGGTGCGCCCACTGTCCTGCCGCCTGAAACTGGTGCGCCAGAAGGATGGCATGGAGGGCATGGTGTGGCGGGGGCTCATGAAGCAGGTCCCCACGGGGTTCCCAGTCGAGGAGGGAGACGAGCCTGAGACGAGCCTGGTGCTGGAGGGCGTGGCCGAGGACGCAGCCGAGCCGGAAACGATGACCGCGCCCAAGGACGAGGCGATACGCAAGCGTCAGATCACCGAGACGATCGCGGTAGAAATGAACCGCGGCCAGATTGCGGAGAAGTATCTGGTGGCGAGTGGGCCGGAAGTGCTGGTGCCGGAGTTGGCAAAGTGGATGGAGACGGAGGGCGTGCGGGGCGCGGCGGCGTGGCTGCGTTCCGTGTTCAATCGGGGCGCGCTTAACACCGCGCACCCTCTGGCCCCGCGTGCGATCGGGACCAAGGCGGTTACAGGCTTCCGGGGAGGTGTTATTCCTCCGGAGGGGGAGTGAGGTCAGGGCTCCACGCAAACCTTAGAGGGTGTGTCCCCACGTAGGCGGGGGCCATCGGGTGAGAAGGGTCCAGCCCTTCCCCATTGCGACCGGTAACCATGCGCAGCCAGCGCGCCAGGCGGGCCTTCTGTTGAGCAGTCTTGCCGCTCCAGTCCCCACCCTTCACGATCGCGTCGACCGTCATCTGGCAGGCCCCTGGGTAGCGCTTGCGCTGCGCCACGAGGGCGTCGTAGCAGTAGCCGTACCAATCGAGGCGCTCCGCGGCGGGGGAGGGCGAACGCGACTTGCGCGGGCGCTCCAGGTGACCGAGCTTCTTCACGGCTCGCAGGACATCGTCGCGGAATTGGCGCAGGCGGATAAGCTCAAGATCGTCGGCCACGGGTGGTCCTTTCATGTGGTGCGGATGAGCCAGTGTAAAAGCTCATTGCCGCGCTGTCAATGACGCAAATATTAACTGGTTTATAAGGGTTTGTTTGCGTCGTTATGGGGGTGCGTCAACAACGATTTTTGGAGAATGGTCGGAAAAAAGCTTGATGACGCATTGTTGAAGACGCAGTAAATGTATTAGTTTTCAACGGGTTAGCAGCGTCTATGGTATATGCGTTATCATCCCTTATCTATCTCTCTCTCCCCTGTAAGGGGGAGAGTAGGAGATAAGGTAGATGATGAAGATGTTTGAAAATAACCTGCGGTCGGTTTGCGGGGGTTCGCGCTCAAGAACGCCACCCGTGGCCTAACGATGGTTTGTGCCCCGTAGATTGCAGATGCGGGGCGGGTGGTGTAGGGTGGTTCGATGACAGATATCACCAGCAAGCCCGATCTGGAGACGTTGAGGGATGATCTCAGGATGGGGAGGCACCGCAAGGCGTTCTCCAGCCTCAGGGCCATGCGCAGGCTCCTGGAGCGTACCACGGTGGAGTGCTACGAGGGTCTAAGGCCCATGAAGGACATGGCGGCGGTTGCGGTCGCCGTGAAGGCCATGGCCGAGATATTCGTTGCCGAGAAGACCCTGGTAGCTGCGGGCCTCGACATGGAGGAGAGCAGCCAGCATCCCCTGGGGCATGACGGTGGGATGCCCGAGCTAGCGCCCCGGAACTATCGATCGGTCACGAAGTCGTACAAGAAGGGCACAGGAGCCCGCGGGACGCCGGTCAGCGAGTTTAAGGTCGTGGAGGAAGGCGAGAGCGTCGGAACGCCCCTGGACCAGATTACGGACCAGATGGAAGAACAGTTCTGACTTTTCCTGCGGGGAAATTCGAAATCCTGCCAGCCTGATTTCAGGCGCGCGATCGAAAAAGCACTTGGCGATATAGGATTAAAAAGTGGCCTGGCGTGCCACAAATATGTATTGGTATTTGTGTCAACAGAGTAGTGTTATAACATACCAAATGAGTGGGGGCTCACGTTATCGGCGCTAATGTGAGCGCGCGCTCATTTCTAGGGCAAGCCCGGTCGATTGGCCCCCTAGCCGCGTCCAGCTATCGCCCGGCATTATTTTTCAGGATGGCGCGTTTTTCCGTTTGCATGTGTATCCTGGCTATGGGATGAATGTGGACCGGCCAGGCAATAGCCCCCGGTTTGCTGACGGGTTAGCCGTCTATTGTAGCACGTTTGAGGAGATTACTATGCAGGAAAGCACTTTTGTTTATGCGGCCTTGGCCGCTTGGCGCGGACACAAAGAAGCGCCCAAAGAGGCAAGGCACGGTGTTCTGTCATACACCGCAGAGTGCATTTTCGATCATCGCAGGCATGAGCCAGTGGCTTGGCCTATTGGCAAAGGGAAGCGCCGCGCCATTGTGATTGGCCAGCTGCGCGGCCGGCGTTATGGCCCTTGGGGCAGGCCAAGCGATTGCGTCGCGACCATGGTCCAGCGCGCTATCAATCCGGCCGTTGACAGCGTGGCGATTGTCCTGCCTTGGGACGTGGTGCCTGAGGCTAAAGCCCCGGACTGGCAAGCGGTTGCCGTTTCTTGCGCTTCACACAATCACTATGCAGAGGCAGTCGCCATTGCGCGCGCCATTGGCATGGCGGTTAGCAAGATTCCCCGGCCGGTATATTCCGCGCCGGATATCTATCGTGGGTATCGAAGGGGCAACGAAACGCAAACGGCATTGGACGCGCTAGACCCCGTCAAGGTCAAGGCGAAGCGCGTGAGGGAACGTAAAGAACGGAAATACAATGAAGCGGTACGGGCTTTTGACCGGCTTGTCGCACACGCGGTGAACCGGGATAGCGATTATATCCTCGCGACTGCGGCTTGCTTGCGGTCCGGGCCTAGCGTTCAGTCCATTGCCGCTGCGTTGGGATTGCCGCTCGATACCTATATTAAGTTTGCCTATTCCGATGGCAAAGGTACGCAGCGGACAAGCCACCAATACACGCAGGATGAATTGAGCGGGGTGGTTCCGACTGCGTATGTAGAGCCGCGTATATGCCAGTCCGGATACCATTTTACCAATATTGAGAATTGGTACCAATGGGCAAAGGGTGACTGCTACCTAGTGAAGCCGGAAACACCTATCACAGGGCAACAAGCCGACAAATTCGTATCCGGTTCCATTCGTTTTGTGCGCAAGCTGGGAAGCGCGCAAGATATCCAGCGCGAAGCCGCGCAAGCTGGTAAATCGTGGGACGCGCGGTACGGGAATGACCCATATGACGCGCGTGCCAATATCGAAGCGGAATATCGTTCGTTCATGATCGCGCCCAAGCGCTCCGATTTTGGTTTGGAGGATTGAGCATGGCACGCTTTAACGATGACAACGATGCGGCCCCCCTGGCGCGTTTCCTCGCGCGCTACTCGCCACAAGGCGCATTGCCTGTAGACGTGGCAATCGCAATGCAGGATGCAAACCAGCGGAGGCCGGGCATCCTGGCACCGCGCGCCGATATCGAAGAAAGGGAGGAATAGGCTATGTCCCACAAGTATGATGTGGAATATACGGATACATTCGGGGGCGAGCCTAACTATTGTTGGGTCCGCCGCGCTACTGTCGCCATGCCTGAATTGACCCACTACGGGTACGATGGCGGGACCAACTATGCTAAGGCTAACAAGGTCGCCAATCGCGAGCTAATGCGCAGGGCAAAGGCTGCGGTTGGTCTGACTGGTGTGAGGGGCAAGCGATACGATCATGGCGACACGCTGGAATTTCGGCCGTATCGTTGCGCCACCGTCATGTTCGTCAACTATCAGAAGGGATAGGTCATGAGCAAGGAGTACAATGGCCACCCCTCAAAAGGGCATTGGAACGTCGCTCTATGGATTGGCAACGACGAACCTATTTATCGTTTCGCCATGGATTGCATAGCCGGTGCCAAGGCGAAAAATGCCGCGCGATGGGTCGCCATAGCTGCCCATCGTTTCCTGGCCGTCTATGGTGAGGAAAAGACGCCGGATGGCTTCAAATACACTACGGCTCGCGTGCGCGCCGCACTGCGGGATTTGGGAGAATGACGATGGGCTACAGTATATCAGACTTCAGGCGCGACATGCGCCAAGGGCCGTGGGCGTGGCCGGGGGGATATCCCGTTTACTTTGTCATGAGTGATGGTGAAGCGCTGTCATTCAAGGCCGCACGCGAGAATAGGCGTCTGATACTTGAAGCGATACGCGACCATGACTTTACAGGATGGCGTGTTATTGGCGCGGATATCCAATGGGAAGATACCAGCCTGTATTGCGCCGATAGCGGGGGGCGTATCCTGTCAGCTTATGGTGAGGATGAATGAAGCCGCGCCATGTGATCGAAGGCCGCGAAACACTCGCGACCTTGGGAGCAATAGCCCTGGCCATCATGCTGCTAGGCTGGATTATGTGAGAGGGGGATAGGGTTATGGTAATTATGAACGGGTTAGAGGTATATGAAGATTGTGGCCGCAGGGCTGCGAAAGCTCGCAACGATGGCGATGAAGCGCGCGCCAAATTTGAAGACCAGCACTACAGGAAGATGCGAGCGCTAGAACCTGCGGGATATAGGCGACAAGCGGACCAAGCGTATAACTCAGGGTATATAGCAGCCCGTAATGCCAGGCGATAGGCTGGATCATGTGAAGGGAAGCCCGGTTTATTCCGGGCTTTTCTTTTTGCTTGCCATGTGGATAAGTCGGCGATAGTGTCCAGCTATCGCAACGGGAGCAATTGAAATGACGCATGAGCCGGTTTTTAACTTCTATACCCGTCGAGTAGGGGGATTGCGCTTTGTGTGGCTTGGGCGCTTTGTCTTTTCGTTTTGCGTCCGCCGTGAAATGCGCGACCCGCGCCCCTGTCCCTGGCAGGGTGAGCAATAGTTAAGCGCTTGATTGACCAAGGAAAGGATATGCAAATGCTATCGACTGACACAAAGCCCCTTGAGCGGTATGATCCCTCGCCGGACACAAGCCCGTTCGCAGAATTGTTAACGTGTATCGCCGTCACGGTGGGATACATGATGGGCGCTAAAGACTACTGGCCGCACGGTGACACGCCATTTCCCCGAGCCCACTAGCCTAATCCCCCTCGATCGAGCCTAAGCCCGCCTTGCGCGGGCTTTTTCTTTGCCTGCGGTCCAGGCCAGCTGGCCTAAGTCATTGATCCCATTGGCCCTTATAACGCCGCATGGGCAAGAACATCGCGTAATAGGCATTACGGCATATCTAACCCCCTAGCCGGTTGGCGATAGGTAGTGAGCGCTCACTCGCCCCTGGGTTGGAATGTTATAACATACCCCCCGAAATCTGGCGATCGCGACCCCCCTACCCCCGCCGCCAGGATGGGTCCCCGGCCCCTGCCCCATCACGGTTGGAAATATTGGGTTATTTTTTAAAATTTAGGATGAACTATGGACAGAACGAGTTATACGAATTATATTGAATGGATGGCAATTTCATATCCCGTCGCGGTTATGCGACAAAAGCTGCTCGATCGCTCCGAAGTCCTGTGGGACACGGGGTGCCGAGAATGGAAAGGCGCAAAGAACGAGAACGGCTACGGTCGTGTGTGGGACGGCGAGCGCCTTGTCTACGCCCACCGCGCCATGTGGGAGGTGGAACACGGCCCGATCCCGCTGGGCATGAGCATCTGCCACTCCTGCGACAACCCAAAGTGCATCGACCTCGACCACCTGTTCTGCGCTACGCACCAGGAGAACATGAAGGACTGCGACGTGAAGCGCCGCCGCAAGAACGGCGCGGCCAAGATGCGCGGCCAGCCCAGCCCGGTGCGGGGTGAGAAGCACGGCTTGGTGAAAATCAGTGAGGCGGACGTGCGAACCATTCTCACGGACCATGGCAGCTGGACCGCTCGAGCCGTGGCCGAGAAGTTCAATATCTCGATCAGCCTGGTCTACGGCATCCGCGCGGGCCGGAACTGGGGCTGGCTCAAGGCCGACTTGGAAGCCAGCCAGTTTTGATGCTACAATAGACCATGGCCCACGCACCCTTCACGATGCCCACCCGTCTTGTCCGCATCCGCTGGGAAGACGCCTCCAGCCAGGACACGGGCGGGTGGATCAGTTGGGAGGAGATACAGAACTCCGGTCCGGCCATCATCCAGTCGGTCGGCTTCCTGGCCAAGGAGGATGACAAGTGCGTTGTCCTCGTGGGCTCGATCTGCGAGGAAGACGGCACCGCGGGTAGCGACGTGTGCATCCCGAAAGCGTACATCGTTGAAATGAGGGAGTTGGTGTGACCCTTGAAGTATTCCCGCTTACCTTGAAACAAGCTAATGAGATTGTCGCAACCGACCATCGCCACCACAAGCCTGTGACGGGGCATCGCTTTAGCCTGGGGGTGCGCAACGAATGGGGAGGAGTTCATGGCGCGGCTATCATTGGGAGGCCAGTCGCGCGTAACACAGAGCAATACGAAGTGGCCGAGGTCACGCGCCTGGTCACAGACGGGACAAAGAACGCCTGCTCTATCCTGTACGCCGCCGCCGCGCGTGCGTGCAAGGCAATGGGCTACAAGTCTATTCAGACGTTTATTCTGGACGAGGAGCCGGGGGTGTCTGTGGAGGCGGCGGGGTGGAAATTGGTGGCCACGACACGAGGGGGCGACTGGAATAGCGCATCAAAACCGGAGCGCAGAACGGATCAGCCAATGGGGGCCAAGAAGAAATATGAGAAGGTGCTGAACGCTTGAGCCTCATTGCCAAGGTCGCCGCGATCGTCAAGGCGACGCAGAACAACCGCATCGTAGACCTGCCCGAGGACGTGAGGGAGCTTACGCGCTTCATCCCGCGCCCCTTGCAGGGCCAGATGTACGAGCGCATGAAGCGCTTTAACTCGTGGGTGGTGCATCGCCGCTTCGGGAAGTCCGTCCTGGCCGTGAACGCCCTGGGCGAGAAAGCGATCGAGTGTCCGTTCCCCAACGGGCGGTATGCCTACCTGGCCCCGACCTACGATATGGCCCGCAACATTGCCTGGACATACTTGAAGGACTTCGCCGATCGTATCCCTACGGCGGAAAAGATGGAGAGCAAGCTCACGGTGGAATTGCCAACCCGCCTTGGTGGGCGTGCTCAGATTGCCCTCTACGGAACAGATACACCCAAGCAGCGTTTGAGAGGCATGTACCTGGACGGTGTAGTGTTCGACGAGTGGGCGCAGATACCGCCGCACGTGTGGACGCAGCAGGTCCGCCCAATGCTGTCGGACGTAAACCGTAACGGCTTCGACAATCGCCTCGACCCGAACCAGTGGGCGATCTTTATGACGACCCCGTTCGGGCGCAACCACGCCCACCACATGCACCGCCGCGCGGAGTTGTGGGCGCAGGGCTTGGGCGCGAAGATGGGTGGCGGCGAGATCGACAGTGCGGCGGGCGACGAGTTGGTGTATCGTAGTGACTGGGCCGCGGAACTTTGGAAGGCCAGTCAGACCGGCGTCCTCAATCCCGAGGAGCTACGCCTGGCCAAGATGGACATGAACGATGACGACGCCTACGAGCAGGAGTACGAATGTAGCTGGGACGCCGCCGTCAAGGGAGCCATCTACGCCAAGCAACTGGCCGAGCTTAAAGACCGTGACCGTATTCGGGCTGTGCCCTACAATCCTCTCCTGCCAGTCCACACTGGATGGGACTTGGGTTTCGACGATTGCACCGCAATCTGGTTTGTGCAATGCGTGGCTAACGAAGTACGTGTCATTGACTATTACGAAGCTGCTGGAGCCGCGCTAGACCACTACGCCGATATACTGGAGAAGAAGGGGTATCGCTATGGACGACACTACTGGCCGCACGACGTCGAAGTCACCGAGCTTGGTTCGGGCAAGTCCCGCGCCTCTGTCCTCCGTGCCCTTGGAGTTCGTGGCGTCACTGTTCCGCGCGCCAACGTGGAGGACGGCATTGCAGCGGTACGAACACTTCTGCCGCGCTGCCTCTTTGACGCAAGCTCAACGCAGGATGGCCTTGACCGCGTGGCTCTGTACCACCGAGAGTATGATGAACGGCAGCAGGTATTCCGCCAGAAGCCCAAGCACGATTGGACGTCTCACAGTGCGGATGCACTGAGGACCCTCGCGATGGGTCTTCGCAAGTTCGCCCCCGAGCAGGGGCAAGACTATCTTCAACAGACGGCGGTGTTGTAGGAGGATGGGATGAAGATGTTTCAGAAGGCCCCGGACGGCGGGGTCAACTCCGGTACGACTGCGTATTTCCTGATCGAGATCAAGCCTTTATTTTCGATCGCGTTGCTACGGTTCAGCCGCCACAACCCCGAGCGCTACCACACCCACGCTTTCAACGCCTATACGATATGGTTGAAAGGCCAGGTACGTGAGCACATAAGGGGCGGCCAACCTCGACTGTTCAAAGCAGGGCAGACCAAGATCACGAAGCGAGAACACTTCCATAAAGTAGAAGCCCTGGGCGGCCCGGCGTGGGCGATCTCGTTTCGCGGTCCTTGGGTAAATCGGTGGCATGAAGACCGGGCGGGTAATCTGGTAACGCTTACTCATGGCCGTAAGGAGGTATTGTAATGTATTACTTTTGGTTGGGCCGCGAGGCTGATGAGTGCGTGCCTCTCACGGTGGTTGAACTTCAGGCCGCTAGAGCCCGTGCATATCTCACTTGGTATATCTTGTACTACGGGAGGACGCCGTCCTGAAGTTTCGTACAGCGTCGGGTGCAGAACTACTGGTTGCGCATTGCGTATGGGGCAATTACCTGTGGCGTGGGCTGAAGAACGTAAGGATCGTGGATGACCATTTCCGGGAAGACTACGTCGACACCCTCGTCCGAGAGTGGGGCTACACCCGTCCAACTGGACCTGTTCATTCCGGAAGACCAGCTTTCGTCTCCGATACTGCGGCAGATACCGCATTCCTTTTCTGCCCCGCGACAGCAGGAGTGGCGCAACTTGTTCATGAGATTGGGCATGCCGTTCACGATCGCGTCTATCCTGCCAGTCGAGACTGGGGACATGAGCAGGCTGAAGCCTTCGCGCTACTAGCCGACGTGAACGCGGGGCGGTGGCGCACCCTGGAGCCTGCCGAACGGGCAGCGTTCCGCGACCACATCAAGGCGTGCCGGAACAACCCCGGATACGAGCGCGCCTTGCGTTGGGCGTTCTCGTTGCGTAAGCTGAAACTCAAGGAGCAGATGGATGCAATCGCCAAAGGATGAAGACGCAACCTGTGACGACTGCGGGTGGAAGGGTCCGGTGAAGCTGCTACAGCCCAACCCTCGATCGCCCATCCCCGATTGCTGCCCGGAGTGCGGCTCGCCGGAAACCTGGTGGCCGAGCGCCAATGGCTGACGAGAAGCCTAGCGAAACCGTCCGCCCGCGGCGCATCAAGTACCACTCCTCGACGCAGCGCGGGGTGGGATCGAGCGGCAGGGACGACAGTGACAACCCCCTGTCGCAGAACTTCCTCCCCCTCGACGACCGCGGGGAGCGTGGCCGGGCGCGTTGGTGGGCGCTGCACGGCAAGAAGTACGCCCGCAAGGACGTGGTTGAGTTCGATTAGCTAATGTGCTAGGCTCCAGCCTATGCAGGTCCGTTACGACATTGGCGCGATCTTCGCGCCCATCGCTCGCCTCTTTGGAGGCGGTCAGAAGCAACAGGCGCAGTATTTCAATACCGGGCCGAGCGCCGCCGACGTGCGCGCCCAGGAGGAGAAGGCTGCGCAGGAGGCCAAGAACAAGAGCATGGCCGAGCAGGCCAACCGCCAGGGCGCGGCCTCGTCCCTTCTCACCGCAGCGGATAGCGGCTCCGAGTTCTCGGGCCTGAAGACGCGCAAGACCCTCTTGGGAGGCGCGTAATGGCGTATGTATTAAGCGGCAGCGTCCGCACGATTGAGGCCGCGGTTAACGCTTCTGCCGAGTATACCGAGTGGGTGCGTATCGACAGCCGCAGGTCCGCGAATGTCTTTACCGCGTCTCTGTCGGATGACAGCACAACCTTGTCGGTGACGTGGGTTGTGCAGGCACGCAGGGTCAAGTCGGACGGGACAACGGGCAACACTATTACGATCTACAATTCGGGCGCGTCGTCGCCCGGCGGTATGCAAACCGCTCAGATCGCAGGTGTATGGGAAGTACGCTGTGGCATCCTAACTCACTCGGCGGGCTCGGGCATCGCGTCTATTAGCTGGTAGGACGTAAAAAGCGGTGTCGAATGTAAACCAGCCCCCGATGAACCCGCCCATGGGGCCCGCAACCAACAGCCCGGCGGGGGCTGAAGAAAGTGACATCCGCAGCCCCATTATCGTCGCATCGTATGATGTTCTGGACGCAGGGCACTACACAACCGGCACCGGCGGTATCGCTACGCTCATAAACCAGCAGGCCGCGTATCCGGCCATAAGCGCCGGGCAAGCTAACACCGCGGTACGGCCTAGCGTGGACGCTACGGCGGTAAACGGGCTTCCGGCCATGTTGTTCGTGAGCGGCGATACCACGACACTGGCCAGCGCGCTGTCTGCATTTTCCGGGTACGAAGGTATCTGGATATACGCGGTCGGCCAGTTCGCCACTCTCACTGACGGACAGGCGGGCCTTGTAAGTGTCTCGTCCAGCAACGGAACGGGTGCGCTCTACCAGGCGTCGATCCGGGGTAGCGGGGCGTTGCGTGTAAGTATGCGCCGAGTTGCTGCGGACACCGCGCGCACGGTAGACAGTTCTGTTGTTACCGTCCCGACCGCCCTTCCCACGGCTTTTTGCATCGCGGTGGACTACCGGCTTGGCACCGTGTTGTTTGGAAGCAACCAGGATTATGAATACAAGGCCACCGGAGCGTTTACAAATGGGAACGGCCCGACTGAAGCCTTGGCCGCGGGAGCCGCGCCCATATTTGGGCGGGTAAGCTCTCTGTTCCTGTCCGGCTACATCGCAAAAATACACATCGGCGTTGGCGTTCCGACCCCCGAGTATATTGAAACCTTGCGCCTCGCGGACCAAGCCGTGTTTAATACCCCCCAACGGTCTTTGACGGTCGACAGCCTGGCGCAGAACCTCCGCAACAAGATATACCGGGAAGGTTCGCTTGAGGCTTTGACTGTAACCGGGCGTGTGGCGTATGGCGCGGATGCGTCTGTTACAGCACGGCTTCTTGATATCGTGACCCGCACGCCCGCTACGGGCTGGGAGACGCCGGTTGCCATTACCACCTCTAGCGGCCTTGTCTGGTCCGCGGATATTGACATAACGGATATCCCCAACGGCTCTTGGTATCTTGAGGTCCGCAAGAGCGGCGAGCGCGATGTCGATGCCGTGGTCGACACGACCAATATCATTGGCGTATCCGACAACATCACGGCCTTCCTGGGCCAAAGCCTGATGCGTAATCAGGTCACTGAGATCAGCGGAGGAACGGCCTATCCTCCGGTGGAGTTTGAGGGCTCGCTTCCCGCGTCGGGCGACGCGCTGCGGGATCGCCGCTTTTCCTATGCAGACTACGGTTATTTTTATCTCGCGCAGACAACGTCTTCTAGCCAGTTCGTGCCGGTCGGCACGGGCGAGCCAACCACTCACCAGATGGCCTCGGGCAAGGGCGGCCCCGGTGGTGGCAACGGAAGCCTGACGCTTGGCCCGCTGCTCCGTGATCTGCATGGCGGAGCGCCTACCCTGATCGTCAACGAGGCGGTCGGTGGTACTGGCATTGCAACGCATCTTGCGCCGAGCGGCGACAGCTGGCTGCGTCTTCGCGCGGAGTTGGACCAGGCGGCCAGCCCCGGCTACGACTGGACGCGCGCTGTGATGAATATCGGCCAGACCGATATGAACCAAGGCGCGAGCTACACCACGTTCCATGATGGGCTGATCGACTATATCGAGCAAATACGCAGCCTCGCGACGGACGGCAACGCGCTGTATTTCTACCTGTGCCCGGTATCGTGGGTGTCAGCGGGAAGCCCCACCACGGAGCGCGCGCACCCGATCTACCAGGCGACGTGGGATATCCTCGACACCTACGATAACAACAATGTCGATGGCACCGGCCGGGTATTCATCGGCTACACCGACCATGACATGCAGCGCCGCGACGGCTATCACCTGGAGCCGCCGAACAACCCGCACACGATGCGGAGGCTGGCGCAGAACATCGCCTATCGCGAGGGCCTGGGCGGCGTCACGCATGGCGCACGCGGTCCTGAGCTTACGAGCATCGCGGGCGTCAATGGCGGGACAACCATTGTCGGAACCTTCACGCTCGACGGCGGCACCACCCTGCAAGGGTTGGTCTACGACGAAAACGACCCGTATTTCGACGCGCCTGCCTATCAGAACACCGGGCTGACGGGGACGCTCGTGCGGGTGAACGGCGCGTCTGTCACGCCCTCGTCGGTCGTCATCACTTCCGCGACTGAGGTTACGTGGACGCTGCCCTCACCCCTGGCCACGAGCGACACCATTGAGATCGGGCTATACACCGACCCGCAATTCGACCAGTCAGTAATGATTACAGACGACAGCAACCCGCAGGGAGACACCATTGGTGTCCCGGCGCAGCCCACTCGCCTGTGGGTCAGCGCCGTGGTATAAAGCAGCATGAAAAACAAGCTGGCCGACGCGATCGTAGAGCGGGAGAAGACCAAGCGCGGCGAACGGGGGTCGTGGGAAAGCCTGTGGCAGTCGATCGCCCGCTACTGTCTGCCCAACTCCGCGTCGTTCATGGAGCAGGTCACGCCTGGCCAGGACCGTATGCGCTGGATTTTGGACAGCACCGCCCCGCGGTCGCTGGAAATGTTCGCGTCCTTTCTGCACACGCTCCTGAACAACCCGGCCTCCGAGTGGGTGCGCCTGGGCGTCGAGGGCGAGCCCGAGCTTCAGCTTTCGTCCACCGTGCGAGCGTATCTGGAGACATGCCAGAAGAAGATCATGAACGCGCTCACCTCCCCGAGCGCCGATATCTATTCCCAGCTTCACCAGGTCTACCTCGATATCGGTGCGTTCGGCACGGCGGTCATGTTCGAAGACGTCGTCAACAAGAAGCTGCGCTGCCGCGTCTATCACCTCGACGACTGCGTCATCGACGAGGGCGAGGACGAGAACATCGACAGCATGATCCGTCAGCGCCACCAGACGAAGCGCGCCGCGCTCCAGCGCTTCAAGGCTGACAAGCTTGGTCGCGAGTACGAGAACCTGTCCGACGACAAGCTCGGTACCAAGGATCGCTTCCTGCACGCGGTAATCCCGGCCACCGACCCACTGGCCGCGGAACTGCCCGAGCGCCAGAAGCTCAAGGGCGCGGCCTACTACTCGTGCTGGATTTTGACCGGCCACGAGAACCGTATCCTGGAGTACGGCTCCTACGAGGAGTTCCCCTACTTCGTGCCGCGCTGGTACAAGGCCCGTGGCGAAATCTATGGGCGCAGCCCGGCCATGACCGCCATGCCGGATATCCGCATGGTCAACCGCATGTCGGACACGATCCTGCGCGGGGCCGAGAAGATCGTCGACCCGCCGCTGGTGATCCCTGATGGCTCGCTGGTGTCCCCGGTGCGCCTCCATGCCGGTGGCCTCACGTTCACCGAGGGGCAGGTCGATATCAAGACCCTGATCCCTCCCGGCACGT